GTCAAGGAGCTTCGTGATGAATTCAAGTTGCACTTGTCAGAAAGACACATAACTGAAAACCACACAGAAGAAATATAGAGGAACTAGAACATGAAGATTAAGAGTACTGTAGGACACAACGTATCATACCACAAAGTAGTAGGCGCTCCTTCTGCGTCACCAGCGTATTTAACCATTCCCGCTGGTGCCACACTGGAACTAGCTGATGACTTGTGGATAAGCTCTTACGCTAACTCAGGTGGCCTAGCTGGTTCCTTGACTGCTGGCGCACTAGTTATCGTTGAAGATGCTGTATCACCTTTGTCTGTCGAGCAGCTTTGCGCACTGATTAAAGATCAGGCTGGCGTAGAAGTAGACCCGAAGAAAGAGAAAGCTGAAGTACAAACCCTAGCCCTGAAGCTTGGCGTAGACCTAACGTTTATTCCTAAGCCTACTCCAAAGCCAGAGCCTGCTCCAAAGCCAGAGCCTGCTCCAAAGCCAGAGCCTGCTAAGGTTGCACCAAAGAACGAGGAATAACCTCCTCACCACTAACCAACGAAGGGGAATTACATGGCAGATCTAGTAACGTTCAAGCTAAGATTTCCAGAGTTCGAAGACGTCATAGACGCACGGATTCAACTGTTCTTAGATGACGCGGCCCTGATGATGAGTTCACCAATTCGTTGGTTAGACTTTTACGATGTCGCCCAGTGCTATCATGCAGCCCACCTGTTATATGTGGCGCTGTATACTGAGAGCGGTGATGGTGGCGTTCTGGCTCCTGTCAAGAAGCAGGAGGTAGATGATGTAGTTGTTGAGCAAGCAGTTGGTTCGGTTAAGCCGACAGCATTAGACTGGTTCAGCACCGCGTATGGTAAGCAATACTACCAGTACATGAGGCTAGTGTTCGCTGGCCCAAGAGGAGTGTAGTATGGCTATGCAAATGCAAAGAGCATTCAGTGCTCGGATGCTGGCACCGCTATCCCTGCATAAAGTAGCAGAAGGTGCTTACGATAGTGACAATGTCTGGGTAGACGGCGGTGTTGCTACAGAGTGCATCTTTGGTGTCATCACAGCTGGTAATAAATTCTCCCAGTTCGATGAAGGCATCTCACTGCATAACGAAGATGGTGGCGCACGGTTCAGTAACTACCGTAACCTCTACGTTAAGGACAAGTACAACGTGGAGAAGAACGATACAATATCATTCCGAAACACTTACTACAGAGTCCTGCAAGAATCTGATGAAGCCATCTTTGGTTTCTCGTCATTCATTCTTGAGAAGTCTGAGGATGAAACCCTATGATACAGGACATCCAAGCACTACAAGTAATGGTAGATACGATGGTGGGTACTCCCCGCTTCTCTTATCCTGCCAGACAGAACAACGCTCCAAAGCCTGCCGGTGAGTTCGCTCACATACGCTTGCTGGAAGAGTATCCAGTGAGTATACCTACGCAGAGAATACTTACACAGACCGATGACGAGACTACGTTCCGCACTATCAGTGCTGCACAGCTTCGTTACCGAGTGGGTGTGGTTGATACTGATGGCTTACCCGCGAGCAGGATAATGCATGGCTGGACTTCTGAAGCAATGAAAGCGCTGATGATATCCTTGGGCTATGGATTCATTCGCTGTACTCCGTTGTCGAACGAGGATGCATCGCTTGAGAAAGAATGGGAATACCGTCAAGGGTTCTCAGTTCTCATGTATGTCACTCGAGTCTATGACGAAACTGTAAATAATATTAGGAGCATGGAGATTAGCGGCGAGTTTATCACCGATGGCCTCGATAGCATTCTCCTATCCTATGATATAAACCAAACTTAAGGAAACGATTATGGCGATTGAAATCACCGAATTTGCCCAAGTTAACATAAGCGTGTCGCCTACTGGTGTCGGGCTTGGCAACTTCGGCATCCTAGGTTTTCTGGCCCTTGCTTCTGATGCAGCCACAAACCCTATCACCTCTGGAGAGCGCGCTCGTGGTTACACTAGCTTGTCTGCTGTCGCTGGTGATTGGCCTGCCACCTCAGAAACCTACGCTGCTGCATTGGCGTTTTATGGACAGACACCTACACCCACTGACTTTAAAGTACTGATGAGCTATGACGTTGCACAATCCGCGTCCTTGGTCGGCGGTAACTTTGGAACTCTAGCCGAGATGAATGCAATCAGCTCTGGCGTAATGGACATTGATATCGACGGCACTGTCATCAACCTGTCAGGCGTAGATCTCTCAGCTGCCGGAGACTTCGCTGCTGTTGCATCTGCTGTAGAAGCTCTGCTGGATGCGGAAGTTGCTGGAGCCACTTGTGACTTTACCGACTATGGCTTCACTGTTAAATCACCTTTGTCTGGCGCTGCCTCTACCATCACTGCTGCATATGGTGACGTAGCTGATGTAATGGGTTTGAGCTTTGCTGGCACCAAGAGCGATGGCATCGACGTAGAGACTCCAGCTGAATCGCTGGCTGCTATCTCTGCACTGGCTATTGACTACGTTGGTCTGGTTACTGACAAATCTATACGTGATGATGTTGTACAAGTTCCCTTGATAGCTTCCTTCTGTGAAGCTGACAAGAAGATCTTTATGAACACCACCAATGATCTGTCTACTCTGTCCAGCGGTACGTCTAGCGACATTGCTTCTGCTCTGAAAGCATCAAGCTACCGGTACACCCTGACTACCTTCAGCCGTAACATCGACCAGTATCCTTCAGCCTCAGTATTCGGCCGCGCTGCTTCTGTGAACTTTGCAGGTGTTAGCTCTACCATTACTCTGAACCTGAAGCAGATGCCAGGAGTTACTTCTGAGAACCTGACTCCGTCTGAGTTTGCTGCCTTGCGTTCTAAGTATGCAAGTGCTGTAGTCCAGATTGGTACTAGTGTGAATGCCTACACCGACAGCCGTATGGCTTCTGGCTCATGGCTCGACACTACTCATGGTCTCATGTGGTTAGAGAACCGCTGTGAAGTTGACATGTTCAACCTGCTGTACACTACCAACACCAAGATACCTTACACCCAGACTGGCATTAATACTGCTGCGGCTACTCTCGAGAAGTCTCTGTCTGCTGCTGTTCGGAACGGTCTTGCTGGAGCTGGCTTCTTGCCAGATGGTACGTACTTGCCTGAAGGCTATGTAGTTGAAGCAGTATCACTTGCTGACACTAGCCCGAGTGACAAAAGTAACCGGATCTACAAAGGTCTTTCTTTCAAAATGGTTGGAGCTGGCGCGCTACATGAAGTAGTCATCTCTGGCGAATTCAGCGAATAATAGGAGATATTGAATGTATCAGTTTAGTTTCGCAAATGTCGACTTGATCATAACCGCTGATTATCCTGGCCGTCCCGCTGAGAACCCTTCCTCTTTCAAGGTAGAGGGTTTCTCTACAGGCGAGAGCTTGATCACAATCCAACGTCGAGCACCAGTCGCTACTGCCACCTTTGGTGCGTATGGCGATATGATCGTGAACATGCAGCGTATCCGCGCTGGTGATCTGGCCTTCCCAGTTCTTATGAACGCTCCGGAGAACAAGTATCTCCAAGACTGGGCCAACTACTTCCAAGAACAGGCTGACGCTGACGGTGATCTAATCACTCCGATCCAAGCCAAGTTGGTTGATAACATGGGTAAAGATGAAGCAAGCATGGAAAATGGAATCATACTCCAGATGCCTGCGATGGTTCGTGGTCAGACTATGAACACGGTAGCATGGGTAATGACCTTTGAGACTGTAACCTTCTCGCGTAAGCACGGTGGCGACTTAGCCGACCTTAGCGCGTAAACGATAGCCGCTCTCCTGTATGGGAGGGTGGCTCTTTCTTTTGGAGAAACATATGGAAGAGTACCACAAAGAACTTGAGAACGGAGATGCTATCTTCATTCCTAAGTGGTCATGTAAGTTGGCCTTTCAAAACTTGACTCAAGCGTGTAAGTACCTTGGTCAGGATAACGTAGTAAATATCTCAGCCTTTAATGTGCCAGCAGCAATGCTAGCCGTGATGGGTTCTGAAGATGCTAAGACTTCAACCGACCTAATCCTAAACTTCGCTAGTCAAGCACGAGTCGCTGGCAACAAGCTAGACGCTGACAAGCTGGAAGAGATTGGTATGACTGGCGTGATCGAAATCTTCACTCATGTGATGCATTGCCAGTACAATGATTTTTTCGTATCAGGTCTGGCAAAGGTGAACTCCCCGCAATAATGGGAGGTGGGAATGATTCCGCAGGGCTACCCGTTGACTACAACAAGATATATCCAGAGTTGAACGGGTACCTCATTAGACCTTTGCTTGTAAGTCCTCCTATGTGTCAGCTGCACCAGCTACTCGATGGAACATACGAACTGTACGACCTAGAAGTAATGCACCAAGTAATGGACATCAAGGCGCACCAAGCTATACCGCCGCCTGATTTCACTCAGAAAGAACTACCCATCTACTAAAGGAGAGCCTCATGGATGATGATATTGATTACAATGAACTAGATGATTCGTCTGATGGTATCAACTTTGATCCAGAGGAACTCCAACTTGATGATGAAGGCAACCCCATTGAGGAAGGTGGTCAGCTAGATTTCGAATCTGATGACTACCGATACCTCCCAGATTACAGCGATGACGAACCTGTAGCTAAGAACGTTGTCGTAGAGAACACCACAGACCTAGAAGGCAACTCAGTGCTGTCCAGCACAGGTGATCGCAAGTATGAGTTGCTGGGCGATGACAAGAAAGATACGATCACTGACAACTGGCTCGCCCAACACGGTGGAACCATAGACGGTGAAACTATTGGCGACCTGATAGATGACTACATCGGCAAGCCTACTCCAGATCCTATAGTGAATATCACCAGCACCTTTGTGGAAGAACTGTCAGATGTAATCGCAGAGACAATAGCTCAGCCAGTTGACGAAGAGATGACGCTCGAGTCACTGTACCACTCTGACATGATGCATGAGGCTGAGATGGCTGAGCTGTCCCACATGACAGGTGATGAGCTAGCCGAGTACAGACAAGCAGCTGCTGACATGGAGTCACAGTTCAGATCTAGGAACAAGGGTAAGGCTAAGCCGACTGGAGAGTTGATAGGCCGGAACGAAGATGCGTCTGGCACATGGAACACACTCACTCCCAAAGGTAAGGTACCTGTCGAGGGCGAGAACATTGATGGAAGTATCAGTCTGGTAGGCTACGGAATGCTTGGACAGGTTGCCGGTAAGTCTATGGACATGGTACACATCAATGGTATGTACACTCGGATGATTAAGAAGATCACCGACTCCCAGGACCAGCACGCTCACTCAATGGGCGGTGCTACTTCAGCCTCCATCCAGCAAAGACGGTTCGGCGCAATGTCTGACGTGCAGCAAGTGGGGATACGCCTCATAGCTGAAGGTCGAGGCGCTGAGATAACTGGCATGACCGAGGGAGATGCTCTAGCTGTCAAGAGTGCTTTCGAAGAGACCATAGGTATCTCTGGTGAAGAGTTCGCCAAGGGCATGCGTGATCCTAACAAGCAGTTCTACAAAGAGTTTCCAGAAGGACTCATCCAGCCGCCACGTCACCCGACTGACATAGCTACGGTAATCTCAGCAATGAGCATCACTGCTACTCAGTACGAAGAGATGGGTGTTGGTGGTATGCTCGCTGGTGACATCGGGACTACTAAGGAAGAAGCTACTGAGATGAAGCTGGCCAAGGCTTTCGAAGATCTGAAGTGGCTGGCTGAGCAGTATCAAGATCCTCGCTCAGCACATGCAGGCCACCGTGGTAGGCTAGAGAATGAGACTGAGCGAGCTTTGTTCATGCGCATAGTTGGGCAAAGGTCTTACGATGACTTCGCCGCGTCTGTTATTCCTATGACCAATGAGCTAGGCATATCTGGACTGAAGCCTACTCAGGGTAACTGGATGTCAAATGGTGGTACTGGGTATGGTAGGATGGAGGCTTCTAGTAAGTTCGATCATCTGTACCTGACTCGGCCTACACTTCCTGGCCATCCGACTGAGTACGTGCGTGACGAGAGAGGGTTCAGGATATTCAAGAGGGAGGTTAGTAAGAAAGAACGTGCAGCCGCTATGGTGTACACTCCCAACATCAAGAACACTTTCTTCCCAGTCGATGTAAAGGCTATGGAGAAACGGGGAGCTGACCAGTTCGAGATTGAGAACGCAAAGCTACAGGCTTCGGTAGACGCTGAGAACTTCATGCGCATATCTGGAACTGTCCGTAGAGTCCTGAGGGAAGCTTTCCCTAACACTCGGAACGAGACTGAGCACTCGGTATACACCTTGGGCTGGGACAGTAATTCTGAAGAGTACCGTGCTTGGGAGAGCCAGCTCAATGAAGCTTTCCTTGCAGGTATGGATACTGGTAGTGATGCAGAGGACGCCGGTCCATCTACAACTGTAGGTCAGGTCAACGACCCCAAGACTATCCCAGTTATGCTCGACCCAGAGATGCTGGATCCAAACTACAGTGTGACTATTGAAGAAGCATTGATGGCTCTCAACGTACCTGACGTGGACGGAGTGGGCGGCTACAGTCGGATGGATAATGGCGAGAGTGTGCCGTTGGACAAGGGCAATATCGTAATGCACCCTAACCCCAGAGCACCTGACATGTCTTATCTCCATGACGAGAACAAGATGTGGCTGCACGAGAATGCTAGAGATACTAACAAGTATAACTCCTCTGCTAATCGTCCAGACATATTCAAACTGTCTCGTAGTTTAGAGTGGGGCGCTATGTCTCCTGAGGAAAAGAGCTTACTCGATCAAGCCGGTTATGGTGGTGCCTTCGGGCGTGCCAAGGGTGAGGGGGAGTGGTCTGGACATTCTGATATGTCTAGGTTCTTGGAAGACAGGTTAGGCATTGACGAGCAACAAGCTCAGGCTATCCGTATGGACAGAGAGCTGACTCAGAAGTGGCCTGACCAAACACCCGAGTGGTATGCACAACGGTACGGTCTGGCAACAGCGTCCTCAGTAAAGAGTGTGATTGGTGGCAAGAAGGCTTACGCTAACTTGGTACTGAAGCTGGCTCAAGATGCTCACGGCATCAAGAGAGATGATATCCATGCTAACTTTGATATGTGGGAAGGCTCTAAGCACGAGAAGAGAGTCCGAGCCAACTTTGAGAAGAGGATACTCAGCCAGCGCGAAGGTGAGAGGTGGGAAGAGGCATTCTTCACAAAGAATAAACTGTATCCTGGAATGGGCGCATCACCTGATGGCTTGATATTTGATGCAGACAACAATCTGGTAGGCTTGACAGAATTTAAATTGGTTCGAACTGGTGACATGAGTAAGCAACGTAACCAGTACTATGACCAGATGCAATTCCAGATGGCTATCACTGGAGCTAAGCAAGTAGACTTCTTTGCACTACACAGATACACAAACAAGTACGTGCATGAGATAGTCGAAGCAAACCCAGAGTACCAGAAGAAACTAACGGATAGAGTGGCAGAGGCTATAGCAGCAGCAGCCCAGATCAGCGAAGAAGGAGCAAAGCAATTGACTACACAAATATCAAGTAAAGATACAGAAGCGCAACCGTTCGCTGGCCCCATGCCGATGTCGGAAGAAGCGATGCAGGCTATGTTCGATCCAGCCGAGCAGCCAGATGAACTGAACAAAGTAGAGTCAGCAACCTTGTCCGACCTCACAGTCAGGACTGGGAAGCGTACCCAGACTCCCGAGTTCAAGCGTGGCAAGAAGGAGGCAGAGTATCGCTCTCAGTGGGATGCAGCCATCAAGATCAATAACAACATGGACAATGCTGTCATCAGGAAGGAAGCCAAGCAGAAGGCTATGGAAATGGCCAAGTCTAACAAGGAGCTGCAAGAGTTCAATAAGAACTTGAACAAGACTTCTCAGACTCTGGTGAAGATGGCTGAAGGAATCATGAACATCAGCGATGAGGGCTTCAAGACTAGTCGGGCGACAGTAGCCCAAGGCTTCTCTAGTGAGGAACAGTTCCGAGGCCTGGAAGAGCAGTACGCTCGACAAGGTTACAGCCAAGAACAGACTACCTCATTGATCTCACCCTTCGCAAAGTTGGCTGAGCAAGCTAGAGATCCACAGCAACGTGGTGGTGTCTTGACTGCTCTTAACAAGCTCGCGGTTGTGTTCCCAGAGATAGGTCCAAGAGACTTACCCACTGGTGATCAGATAGCTGACTGGCAGACTGAAGACTCAATGGCATTCATGGCTGACCTGTTTAGCGACAAGGGCATCCCTAAGGAGAGGGCCGGCGAGTTCATGGTAACTTCTCTTGGAGAGGGAGCCAGAGGTAACGCTATCATGATGACCAACGAGTGGGAGTCTGGTGCGAACATCAGAGATGCCAAGGGTACCTATGATAATGAAGCCCAGAGTGCTGCGTCGAGGGGTATAGGTGATGGCCGAATGGAGTGGAAGCAATTTAGAGAGTCTGCTCTAGGCATCGTGCCTGAAGAAGTCTACTCGGCACTGCCTTGGGCTGCAAACCTGGGCGCGCCTGCTGCTCTCCTCGCTGGTGGGGTTGCTGTTGCTGCCGGTGCTCCAGTACTTGCTGCTGCTGGCATAGCCACTGGTGCAGTTGTTGGTGCTGGGTTCGTTGGAAGTCTCATCGGCGACTGGATGGATGGTGATGAAACCATAGACTCAGCAGTTCCTAAGACTTCCATCAGACAGGATGGCACGCCACAGATCACTAACGTCAATAAGAATCAGAACGATGTTAGCATTGTCATCAACAATGATCCCAAGCTGACCAAGGTGGAAGCCGAAGTCAATAACGAATCTTACACACAACTTAAATAGGAGATTGACATGACACTTAAGAACAAAATATACATGAAGATATATGATTCTCCTACGGCGGCTGTTCCGATACTGGATGCTACTGATTTGAGAACTGACTTCGATGTCAGGCACTTGCCAGGATATTCCAAGGGTAAGTTTGTTATCTACAACTTGAACGATGAAACTGTCCTGAGTATTGTCAATGGAGAAAGATATATCTCTGTTGACATTCAGGAGGGTGACGGCCCCATCATAAACATTGTGAACAGGTTCTACATCAACAACGTTATAGATGAGGTCAACCTTCCTGATCAGATAGTTTCACTGTTCGCTTTTGACATCCTCAGGAAGAACGTGTTACAGCACCCGCTCGGTGAGGTTCTAGTACAGAATCCATCTCTCGAGCGCATGGTGAACCAAGTCCTGAGCACTTCTCCTGATTGGAGAGGAGAGGCCAAGTTCAAGTACTTCCCTAATGAAAGCCACAAGGTAGTTCCTGATGGGCCAGCATCCAGAAACGTGGGTGGCGGCAGGAGCATACAAGATTGCCTTCAACACTTTGGAAGCAATGAGTTCAAGTTTAAGATGTATACAGTTGATGCTAATCTCATATTCGCATTCATGCCCAGTGAGGCTAATGTGCAGATGACCAAGTATGCTGAAGAGCCTGTGATACTCCTCCGTCCAGAGGCCATGCGAGCCAACCCTATGATTGGGGCGGCAGAGCTAACCATCACAAGTATTCTAGATACGAGTATCAAGTGTTCAGCAGTCCTTGACATCTCTCAGCTTGTCTCAGTAGGCTCTAACCTGACTCAAGAACAGCTCGAGGTTGCAGATAGCTTTGCAGCTAAGACTGCTGGGAACAGTAGGTATCAGGCATTCGCTATCCAGCACAAGGGATCCAACTACACTGATGCATGGACAACCATCGTTACTTCATACTCACCAACCAAAGGTACTAATATGCCAACTACCTCAAGCAGGTGGGCGCAGATAGATTACTAAGGAGGCTCTATGCCAAAGATAAGAACCCCAGCTTCCATTATCTACGAAGCTGATGGAATAGAACAGGAGATAAACTTTCACGCTGTTGTGTCAGAAGATCACTCGACTAGCTCTGTGGTTACTAAGTACCCTGTCCAGACTGGCGTGCATATCAGCACTCACTCTATACGTAATAACAGGGAGGTCAAGCTGTCTGGCGTGATCACTGACAGTCAGTTCGGTGATGGTCGTGGTCCAGCAGGGTCGGAGGTAGAGGCTCAGAATGGAGTCACAGTTAACTACACCGACTACGGTAAGAAGGCTGCCGAGAATGTCAAGAAGGCTTTTGACAGACTGATCCAGTCCGGTACCGAGTGCAAGGTCGTAACTAACCTTGGCATCTACGAGCCAGTCATCTTTACAATGTTCCAGACTCAGCAGAGCGCTGGCAAGCTGGACTCCATGCACTTCATGATTGGTGGTGAGGAGATTGTTAAGGTAAGCTCAGACACCAAGTCAGCGCCTAAGCCTATTAACTTCGTAGAGATTTTCGACACCACTGACCGGAAGGCAGCGATAGATCTGCTGTACGAGGTAGGTGTTGAGGTGGATGACTGTGACTCAATCAGTCGCAGCAGGTTTACTGTAGGCGAGGACTTCATACTCCAAGATGTCGACGAGCAGAATAAGAGAGTGGAGACCACCTATGAATATGTTGGTACTGACTCAGCTACAGGTAATCCTCAGTACAAGATAATCGTATCAAGGAACTCTGTGGAGTCGGTCTCATCTAATGCTGCCAATGAAGCAAACGATCCTTGTAAAGAGGAGAGCTACCTAGAATCACTAAAGGGTGGCATAGCACAGATACCTGCTAGGCTCGGCACTAAGTTGCTGGAGGTCAGTACAGATATAGCTGAAGAGTACATCCACACAGCTATGGGTGCGCTGGCCACTGACATTCGCGGAGTCTTCTATGACACTGTGACAATGGATAGTAAGGCTGGAACACTGCTAGTTAAGGCTGGAGTGTCTACCATAATCAAAGGTGTGACAGGCAATAAGGACGACACGTTCTTTCCAGGAGAATCATTACCAAGAGCTGACCAGATCATAGAGGGACTCCAGAAGGGGTTCGGGATCGGCAAGCCTGACAACCAAACAGTGACCCTTCTCAAACTGAAGTGTGCTTGCGTAGAAGATCAACGTGAGGATATTGCAACGGAGGAGGTTCCAATAATAGACAGATGAGGAAGACAATGAATATAGATGACTATTCAATTATCAAACCTGCGCGCATAGTTGCGTTCGACCCAAGTGATCAGACAGCAACTGTCCAGATTGCTATTGACAATACTTACTCGACTGACAGTCTAGACGACGAGCAATCGCCAGTCGGTAAGTTGTATGGTGTACCTATATTCACTGCTGGCGGTGGAGGGTTTCACTTTACGACACCCATAGCCGTTGGCGACTCATGCCTAATGTTCTTTAGTCAGTTCGGCTATGACCACTGGCTATACAAAGATCAAGACAGTGCTGGCGTAGCTCCAGACACTGACCCTTACCCACACACTCGTCGGCGCTTCGATATAGCTGATGGGTTTGTGCAAGTGGGATGGAACACTCTACCCAGAGCCATCTCAGATTACTCAGCCACTGACGCTGAGATGCGTAACGCTGACCTCACTGCATTCCTGGCACTGCGAGCTAACCATGACGTAGAGCTGAACAGTGATACAAAGATAGATGTGGTAGCTCCCGAGGTTAACATTGAAGGATCCAGTACAGCTAACATCACAGCACCTGCCACAATTATTACTTCTGCAATCGCAGTTACTGGTAGTCTGGCTATGGGAGGTGGCCCGATCACTGGAGCTGCTGACCCATCCGGCGCTCAAGATGTAGTTACTAAAGCGTATGGTGACTTAAACTATGGTGGTGGAGGTGGAGGTGCTGTCGACTCTGTCTTCGGACGGACTGGTAATGTCGTTGCCCAAGCTGGTGACTACTCAGCGTTTTACCCATCTCTGCCTCTGAACATTTATACAGGTGTAGGCAATGGAAATGGTTTAGTAGCAGATCCTATCACTAGTGCAACTGGCGGTTTGGGTTTCTTGAACGAAGATGGTAGCTTTGCGATTCCTCCTATATCACCTGTTGGTGGGACAGTAGGGCAAGGCTTAATCAAGCAGTCCACTACTGACTATGACGTGGGTTGGGGTGACTTAATTACAGCGGCTGAAGTGCAGGCCACAGTGGATGCCCAGAACTTGGGCGACCATGCTGACACTGTCTTTGCCAACGTAGTTAATGACCAGCTCATTAGGTGGGAGACTGATGAAAGCGCACCTTCTGGCGGTGATGGGAGTATATGGGATGAAGATCCAGGCCAGTTCGGGACTCAGCAGATATTCTCTAATGGACACCTAACTACCGATGACGCCGAAATTCCCAGCAATTGGCCAAAGGCTTATAGCACTACCAGTAAAACAGGCTCGGGTAGCTACGCTTTTGAGTTAACTTTGATTGATAAACGCCCAGGTCTTGGTGCGTCGCAGGGTAGGGCTGCTATTACGTTTCATAGAAGAGGTGTTGTTCAAGCGGGGGACGATTGGGCAGAGTCCTACGCAGTATTTGACTCTGGAATCGCATCGTATAATGATGTAGAAACCCTTCCTGGAGGTCTTGCATGGAATGATCTAAATGACACCATCATGATCATTCTTGATCTTGATGCTGGAAAGATGTTTGCAATAAGTAGCACTGGTGACATTTTAAGAGAACTTTATACAGGCCTAGACTCCACTAAAGATTGGTGGGCAATGCTCTCTCAAAAAGGCGAT